AAGATGAAAGACAATAAACTAATAGCAGAATTTATGGGTGCTGTGGGTACACCTAAATACAATCCTACTGAGTGGGATGTGTACATCACAGGGTGCTTAGACGTTGATTCAGATGATGAAAACGCACAGCACTTTTACACACCTGATGAAATGAAATACCACACCTCATGGGATTGGTTGATGCCCGTAGTTGAATCGTGCTTCGAGAGATTAGATGCAAGAGATACATCAGCAGATGAAATCAAAAAGCAATTA